TGCCTGGGCAACAAATCCTGGAGCGACCTTGAGAAAAAGGGGCTGGCCATCTCCAAGCCCGTCTACGCCGCGCAAGTGGCGATTTACCAAGCCTATCTCGCACTGCACGAACACCCGGCGATCTTCACGGCGCTCAACGCCGACACGATGGAGATCTACACCGAGCTCGTGCCCTTTGATGCGGCCCTGGCTCAGCGCATGTCGGATCGGGCGGTGAAGGTCATCACGGCGACCGAAGCCGGCGAACTGCTGCCACGTGCCTTTCATGACTCAACCCACTTCGAATGCCGGATGTGTGCCTGGCAAGACCGCTGCTGGAGGATGCAATGAACCATAACCAATCACAAGCGCCAGCGGCGGAACCAATGGTGGGGGCACGCCACGCGGCGCGTCTGCTCAACCTTCCGCCGTACTACTTCACCAAACCTCGGTGCCGCGCGTCCAAGCGCATTCCGCACTACCGAGTCGGCCAGATGGTTCGCTTCCGGATGTCGGAGCTCAGGGCATGGGCAGTCACACAAGGAGGCGCACATGACTGACTATCGTGTTCGCGTCACCGTGCGCAATGCCCGTCTGCTGCGTGCCATCGAACGGGCGGGTCACAGGCCAGGCGCTCCGTTCGCAGCCGTCGTCGGCATCAGCTACTACGGGGCGCTGTTGCCCTACATCAACCTCACCCGTTCGCCGTTGCGGCCGGATGGCTTGTTGCGGGAATGCGCGTGGAACCTGTGTGATTTCCTGAACGCATCGCCCTCCGATCTGTGGTCGGATGCACAGCTTCAGCCGCTGGAAACCAACCATTCCAGCATCGATCTGGATGCAGGCAGCGTGCAAGCCCTGGCCTGTGGAACGGCATCCGCCGACCCGCTGAAGCTGGTCAGCCATGCGCAGGCAAGTCGCATCATTCAGGATGCACTCGATACGCTAACCCCGCGTGAGGCGGACGTGATCCGCGAGCGCTTCTTTGTCGGATCGTCGCTCGATGAGGTCGCCGAGAAGATGGAGGTCACGCGCGAGCGCGTTCGCCAGATTGAGGGGAAGGCGCTGCGCAAGTTGCGCCATGAATCTCGCATTCCATACGAACTGGCTGGCATCGCCGATGTGATCGGGGGTGCCACCGATGCTTGACTTCAATGACACCCCAAAACCAGTCGAGCCTGGACGCACCCTTGATGACAGTGAACGTGAGGCGCTGCGTGCTGGGCTGATCGCTGGCCTTTCCTCGGTGCTGGCCACGATGTTCCCAGCTGGCAAGCGACGCCGGGGCAAGTTCCTGATCGGGGACGTGTTGGGCAGTCCTGGCGACAGCCTTGAGGTGGTGCTGGACGGTGAGAAAGCTGGGTTGTGGACCGATCGCGCGACGGGCGATGGCGGCGACATCTTTTCGCTGATCGCCGGGCATTCGGCGCTCGACATCCACACCGACTTCAATCGTGTGCTGGATGCGGCGGCTGATCTGCTCGGTCGCGCTCGCGAGATGCCAGTGCGCCGATCCGGCAAAAAGGCCGTGCCCGTCGACGAACTCGGCCCCGCCACCGCCAAGTGGGACTACCTCGATGCAGCGGGCCATCTCATCGCCGTCGTCTACCGCTACGACCCGCCTGGGCAGAAGAAGCAGTTCCGGCCATGGGATGCCAAGCGTCGCAAGATGGCACCGCCCGATCCGCGCCCCCTCTACAACCAGCCTGGGATGGCCAGCGCCGCGCAGGTGGTGCTGGTCGAGGGCGAGAAATGTGCGCAGGCTCTCATCGACGCGGGCGTCAATGCCACCACGGCCATGCACGGCGCGAACGCTCCGGTTGATAAAACGGACTGGTCGCCGCTGTCCGGCAAGGCTGTGCTGATCTGGCCCGACCGCGACAAGCCGGGCTGGGAGTACGCCACGCAGGCGGCACAGGCCATCTTGTCGGCGGGGGCCAAGTCCTGCCATGTCCTCTATCCGCCCGAAGAGGCCGCAGAGGGCTGGGACGTGGCCGACGCCATCGCCGAGGGCTTCGATGTCGCCACCTTCCTCACCCACGGGCCGCGCCTGCAGATGCACGACGTGGCCGATGACGTTGATCCGGTGGTCAGCAGTGACGAATCCGTCTGGGGTACGGAGGACGCGCTGGCGCTGTCCTTCACGCGCCGCTACCACCGCGACTGGCGCTACGTGTCCGGCTGGGGCAAGTGGCTGGTCTGGGACGGGCAACGCTGGCGCACCGAGGACACGCTGGCGGCCACGGACTTGATCCGCAGCGTCTGCCGCCAGACGGCTGTGCGCGCCGACAACCCCAAGGTCGCTGCCAAATTGGCCAGCGCAGGAACGGTCGGCGGTGTGGAGCGCCTGGCGCGTGCTGATCGCAGGCACGCGGCCACCACCGACGAATGGGATGCTGATCCGTGGCTGCTCAACACGCCGGGCGGTGTGGTCGATCTCAAGACAGGCCGGATGCGCCCGCACGAGCGCGCCGACCGGATGACCAAGATCACCACAGCCACGCCCAGCGGCGACTGCCCGACCTGGAGGCAGTTCATTGACGAGGTCACGGGTGGCGACAAGGAACTTCAGTCCTACCTGCAACGTATGGTCGGGTACGCGCTGACCGGGTCGACGCAAGAGCACGCGCTGTTTTTCCTGTACGGCACAGGCGCGAACGGCAAGTCGGTATTCGTCAACACGCTGGCCACCATCCTGGGCGATTACGCGACCAATGCGCCGATGGACACCTTCATGGAGACGCGCACCGACCGGCACCCGACCGATATGGCGGGACTGCGCGGCGCGCGCTTCGTGGCGGCCATCGAAACTGAACAGGGCAAACGTTGGGCTGAGTCCAAGCTCAAGAACCTCACCGGTGGCGACAAGATCTCTGCCCGCTTCATGCGCCAGGACTTCTTCGAGTTCTTCCCGCAGTTCAAGTTGTTCGTGGCGGGCAACCACAAGCCCGCCATTCGCAATATCGACGAGGCGATGAAACGCAGGCTGCACCTGATCCCTTTCACGGTCACCGTGCCGCCCGAGCGCCGCGACAAGAACCTGCAACAGAAGCTCCTGGCCGAACGTGACGGCATCCTCGCGTGGGCCGTGCAGGGCTGTCTCGACTGGCAGCGCCACGGACGGCTGGCCCCGCCGCAGCGTGTGGTCGAAGCGACCGAGGAGTATTTCGAAGCCGAGGACGCACTGGGTCGCTGGCTCGATGAACGCTGCGTGCGCGAGGCCAACGCCAAGTCGCTGACCGCCGAGTTGTTCAACGACTGGAAACAGTGGGCTGAAGCCGCTGGTGAGTTTGTCGGCGCACAACGCCGCTTCTCCGATCTGCTCATCACGCGCGGATTGGACAAATGGCGCAACGGGCTGGGCGTGCGCGGGTTCCAGGGTATTGGCCTCAAACACCCGCCGACGCCAGCCTACACCCCCTACGCGGACAACTGACCCCCATGAAAACCACGCGGTCTGACGCAGCTGACGCAGTTTGTCGTAACTCTTACGCGTGCGCGTGTGCGCGCGCCTCACGGAGGGTATCGATAAGCCGTGTCAGCTGCGTCAGACCCGATCAAAAAAGGACTGACAACATGAACACAACGACCATCCTCGCCCTCGATCTGGGCACCACAACCGGCTGGGCACTGACCTGCCGCGACGGCAGCATCAGCAGTGGCAGCCAATCCTTCAAATCCCAACGCTTCGAAGGCGGCGGCATGCGCTTTCTGAGGTTCAAGCGTTGGCTCACCGACATCAAGCAGTGCAATGACGGCATCGACCAGGTGGTTTTTGAAGAAGTCCGGCGCCACGTCGGTGTCGATGCTGCGCACGCCTATGGCGGTTTCATGGGCCAACTGACCGCCTGGTGCGAGCACCACCAGATCCCGTACCAGGGCATCCCGGTCGGCACGATCAAGAAGCACGCCACCGGCAAGGGCAACGCCAGCAAGGGTGAGATGGTGGCATCCGTCCGTGCCCGTGGCCACGCTCCGGCCGACGACAACGAGGCTGACGCCATCGCCTTGCTGTACCTGGCCCGTGAACTGGCCACGGAGGGGGTGTGACATGAAAGTGCCCCAATACCGCTACCGTTGCCCTCTGGGCAATTTGCAGCCCACCACGCCGGACCTGGACGCCGTCAAACGCGAGGGTTGGCGCAACGACCACATCCTGGTGGTCTCGGAACAGGACGAGCGCCTGGACTGGATCGAAAAGCAGTTCGTGCGTCGTCTCGGCGAACGTCTGTACGGCGATGGAGGCAAGCGCCATGGCTGACACCCGAACTGACTGGACGGCTGACGAAGTCGCCGCTCGCTTTGCCGACGCTGCCGATACCGCACACAAGCTGCCCCGTGTCAGGCCTGGCGGCTACTTCAACCCCTGGATGACACTGGCCATGCAGGTGCCTGAGCGCTATCCCGACCCCGATCGGCTGTACCGGACCATGCCACCCAGTCCACAAGCCGTGGAGCGGATGCTCGAGACCATGCGATGGGTGCAGTGGCTGGAGGTAGAGCAACGGCATCTGGTGTGGATGCGCGCCAACCGCTACGAGTGGCAGCAAATCGGCAGGCGCTTTGCCTGTGACCGCAACACGGCCTCCCGGCGCTGGCACCGGCTTATGGAGTTGGTGGCGTACAGGCTCAACTTTGGTTGATCGTGCAGTTGTTGATGCTGGCAATATTTCCTACGGCAATGTCCGTGATCAAACCTCTTACCAGCGTCGACGCAGGGTGTTCTGATGTCTTTGGTCGTGTGTGAGCATCAATCAGTTGCAACGCGCACCCATGGGCGGTTTTTGGGTGTGCAGCATGAGAGCCGATTTGAGGGTAGAGTTTCGGCTACGGTCAGGAAAGAAGCGCAAGTCGCAGATCACATCAAATCTCTGACGCATCCGACACAGATTCGATGGGTCCTTCCGGTCGCCTCCGCTATGCGGGGGGCAACAGCGCGAGATTTCGATAGCGTCTGACCACAAAAACAGGTTACCACCCGGCCAGGTTACCGGCCTGCGGTTACCACCGCCCAAGACAGTTACCACCCCCTCAAAATTTCCAACCCGCCCGGCGGCAACGCTCGGCGGGTTTTTGCATCCCATGACGCCAAACCTTCAGATCCAATACCGCGCGATCGATGCGCTGCTGCCGTACGCCAGAAACCCCAGGACGCATTCGCCGGCCCAGATTGCCAAGATCGCGGCCAGCATCGTGGAGTTTGGCTGGACTTCGCCGCTGCTTATCGATGGCGACAACGGCATCATTGCTGGCCATGGTCGTCTGGCTGCCGCGCGCAAGCTGGAGCTGGCCGAAGTCCCGGTCATTGAACTCGGCCACCTGTCCACCGCGCAGAAGCGCGCCTACGTGATCGCCGACAACCGCCTTGCGCTGGAT